CCCTACATGGCGCAGGCGACTGCAGCCAACAACGAGATGAGCCTGGTGCTCACCTGATTTCCTCCACCACTCACTGAACACCCATGTCCTTCGTTCTGAAGCAGTCGGCCAGCTACACCTGGCCGGTGCCCCTGCTCATCCCCGTGGATGGCGGCCGGCGGGAGAAACATTCCTTCGATGCTGAGTTCAAGCGGCTGCCGCAGAGCCGGATCAACGAGATCGCCAAACTGGCCCGAGCCACCGAGCTGGGCCGCGTCAGTGATGATGAGCTCCTGGACGACAAGACCGCCGCACGGGAAATCCTGATCGGATGGAGCGGCATCACCGATGACAGCGGCAAGGATGTGCCGTTTTCTGAGGCCGCGCTGGATCAGCTGCTGGAGATCCCCACCATCGCCGGGCAGATCATCAAGGCCTGGTATGGCTCGATGGAGGTGGCCAAGAAGGGAAACTGACCGGCGCCGTCGATCACTGGTGGCACGGTGACGGCGGCGCCAATGATGATCTGCTGGCGGACCTGAAGGCCTACGGCGCGGACGTGACCTGCCTGCCAGAGGTGGTGCAGAACCCGAAGCGCTTTGAGGTGTGGCCCGAGCACGAAGATGCCGTCCATCTGTTCCTGCAGTGCCAGACCCAGTGGCGTGTTGGCGGCTCGGGCGTGGTGGGCCTTGACTATGCCGTGGTGCTCCAGATGATGGATCTTTACGCTGTGGGTAACCGGCGCCAGGCACTAGAGGATCTGCAGATCATGGAGAGCCGCGCCAAGGAACTGATCAACAAGGCCGCCGAACCGAAGCAGCCGAAAGGGAGGCGCCGCTGATGGCCATGAACATGGAGGCGGTCCTGAGGATCGCGGCGAAGGTCACTGGAGCCAAGGAGATCAGCGGACTTCGGGACAATCTGGACTCTCTGAATCAGTCCAGCGGGTTAGCCAGAAAGACCTTTGCTCAAGCGCCAGAAGAAGCCAAGAAGGGCTGGGTTTCCTCCGCTGTTCAGGTGGCCGGCCTCACTGCGGCAATCGGAACGTCCGTCATGGCGGCGGTCGGGTTTGAGTCCGCCATGGCCGACGTTCGCAAGGTGGTGGACGGGCTGGAGACGCCGGCTGCACTGCAGCAGATCAGCTCCGAGATCTTGGATCTGTCCAGTCAGATGCCCATTGCGGCTGAAGGATTCGCCGAGATCTACGCCGCCGCTGGCGCATCGGGCATTGCCAAAGAAGAGCTTAGAGGCTTTGCCGTCTTGGTGGCACAGGTAGCAACAGCCTTTGAGATGACGGCAGAAGAGGCCGGCCGCTCACTGGCTCAGCTGCGCGTGTCACTGGGACTGTCGAATGAAGAAGTGGCCGAACTGGCCGACATGATGAACTACCTAGAAAACAGCACCGGGGCCTCGGCCTCTCAGCTGGTGGAGTTCATGACCCGCTCCGGCGCCATGGGCCAGATGGCGGGACTGACGGCAGAGCAGACCGCCGCATTTGGCGCGGCGATGACGCAGGCCGGATTCGAGACAGAGGTGGCCGCCACCAGCTTCAACAACATGGTGAGGGCCCTCAGCCGCGGGCCCTCCATGACTGAGCGCCAGGTGGACGCCCTGCGCCGATTGGGCTACACCATGGCCGACGCCAAGCAGATTGAATCCGAGCTAACGCGAGAGGCCGAGACCGCCAGCCGCCGCCGAGTGGATGCGGCCAGGTCGCAGAAGGATCAGGTCATCCGCCTGGCCCAGGAGCAGAGCGACCGCCGCATTGAGATCGCCCGCGATGAAACCGATCGGCTGAGCCGCGAGATCAACCGCCGGTATCGCAACGAGCAACAGGCGCTGCAGGACAACTGGGACGACCAGTCCAAGGCCCAAGAGGATGCGCTTCAGGATCGCGCAGACGCGCAGATCAAGGCCCTGCAGCGCCAGGAACGGGCGGAGATCGACTATGTGCAGAAGATTGCCCAGGCCCAGAAGACCGACGCCACGGCCGCTGTGGACCGCATCCGAGACGCCTACGAGGCCCGGATCGACGCCGTGCGCGATCAGGTGGACCGCGAGCTGACCGTGCAGCGCCGCGCCGCCCGCGACCGCCAGCAGGTGATCCGCGACGAGATGGACGATCGCAGAGAGCTGGAGCTGAAAGCCAACGCTGACCGGCTCGACTTGGTGGAGAAGCAGGAAAATGCCTTTATGGATGGACAGAAGGCCGCCGCAGAAGGCCGGTTTAAGGCCATTGAAGAGGCCGAAAAGTCTTTCGTTGAGAGCGCCAAAGCCAACGCGAAAGCAACAGGAGAGTCGCTGGCAAAGGCCTCAACTCAGGGCTTTGCCGATCGGATGGAAAAGGACGCCATTGGCACAATCACTGAGGTGCTGGGCAAGATCAGCAACCTGCCCAAGTCTCAGCAGTTGTCTGTAATCAGCGATCTGTTCGGCGATGAGGCAAGGGCGCTGTCGCCATTGATCAACAACATTGGCGAGCTAGATAGGATTTTGGCACTGTCAAACGACAGCACCAAAGCCGCAGGTTCGGTACTCAAGGAATACGCTACCCGGAGCGCTACTGCCGAAAATCAACTCAAACTGCTCAATAACGGATTTACCCAGCTAAGAATTGAGCTGGGCAATGCTTTCTTGCCAGCGCTTGCAGCCTTGCTGCCGCCGCTGACGACTGTAATCAACGCCTCCGCCAGTCTTGTGAAGGCGCTGCAGCCTGCGATCAGAGCCGTTGCTGGCCTCCTGGCCTTCGGCTATGTGGTGCCTTCAATCGTTTCGTTCGTCGGTGCCATCAGCGGGGTTGTGGCGATCTTCTCCGCTACGAAGTGGATCTCAGGCCTGGCATTGCTGGCTGGGCTACCAGGCCCCATCCGGCTTCTGGTCGCGGCATTCACGCTGTTAGGTGTCGCCGCAAGTCCGCTGGGGCCAATCCTCAACGCTGTGGTGATCGGGCTAACGGCGCTGCAGTTCTTGAACTTTGCCAAGGGATTCATTGCATTCATTCCGGGCACGATTGCAGCCCTGACCGGATTCATCGGATTCCTGTCCAGCACCGTTGTCCCCGCCCTGCTGGCGTTCTTCTCCGGCCCCGTCGGCTGGACCGTGCTGGCCATCGCTGCGGTGGTGGCCATGGCAATCGCGTTCCGCAAGCCGATCATGGAGTTCTTCGGCTGGCTCGGCGGCGCCATCGCCAACGGCCTGCAGGCGCTGTGGAAGTGGGGTGAGCCGATCAGGAAGTGGTTTGTTGATACCTGGGAAGCAATAAAGGCGCCCGTCGTTGCGGTGTTCGATTGGCTGAAAGGAGTCGCTGAAACCGTATTTACAGCAATCATCGCTATTGGATGGCAGCTTCTGGTCTGGCCCTGGATCGCGCTGTGGAATCGGGTCAAGGGCCCCGTGGGCGATGCGTGGGAGGCGATCAAGGCCTACGCAAAAGCAGGCTGGGACTGGATTGCCAAAACCACTCACAAGCTGTTTGTGCAGCCGTGGATTGACCTTTGGCAAAACGTAGTGCGCAAGCCGGTAGAAGATGCTTGGAATTGGATCCAAGAAACTTGGACTAGGCTTGTTGCATTCTGGGAAAACAACGTAACAAAGCCGATTAAAGATGCTTGGAGCTGGCTAATGACTTCGATTCGCACGGCCTTTGATACCGGGATGCAGCAAGTTCGCTCAGCATTTGGCGTTTGGGTTAGATCTTTTGTGACTCCAATTAATTGGGTAATTAACCAGATCAATAGGCTTGTGGATTCATTTAACAAACTTGCCGAGGCAACCGGCAATCCTTTCAGGATCTCCAGGCTGCCCATCATTCCAGTTCCCCAGTTTGCCCAAGGCGGCGTCGTGGATCGCCCCACCCTGGCCATGGTGGGCGAGGGTGGCGAGCGCGAGTACATCATTCCCGAATCGAAGATGCAGGCCGCCAGCTCCCGCTTCCTGGCGGGGCAGCGTGGTGCCGGGGTGGTTCCATCTGGTTCCAGTCCCTCGGCTTCCACAACCTCAGCCCCTCAAATCAGCATCACCACGGGCCCGGTGATGCAGCAGCAGGACGGCAGCCGGTGGGTCAGCGTGGAAGACTTCGAGCGGGGCCTGCAGCAGGTCGCTGAGCAGGTGGTGGGCACCCTGCGCACACCACAGGCGCGCACCGCGCTGGGGTGGAGCTGAGCGATGGCCAGGGCACAAGCACAGTTCCTCAAGCTCACCGACGCCTCGGGGATCGTGCGCGAGCGCTGGCAGTCGTACTGGTCCACGCAGGTGACCTGGAGCTCAGCGCAGTGGGACTACGTGGCGTTTATCGCTGACGGGTTCGTGGAGGGCGACAGCGGCACGGAGCAGGCGATCAGCGTCAAGCTCCCCGCCACACCCCGGGCCGTGGTGGTGTGCGAGAGGGCCCGGGCGGCAGGCTGGGTCGTTGAGCTGCAGGTCTACCAGTTCGATGATTTCGCCGCAGCTGCTGGCCCAGTGGCAGGCCAGGAGCTCGTGGCCCAGTTCAACGGTCAGGTGGTGGGCGCTGCCGCCACGGTCACCACGTTCACCCTGGAGCTCGGCAGCGCACTGGCCCCGGTCGGCGCAACAGTGCCGCCCCGCACACTGACAACAGCACTGATGGGCGTGGGGTGCCGGTTATGAGCCCATTCATCCGCGGCACCGACCCCCTGGCCCTGCTGGCGATCCAGGCCGGCCAGACCCCGACGCCATCAGAACAGAGCGGCGCAGAGGGCAACAACCCCCTCGACGTGCAGCAGGCCGCGCACGTAATCGGCGACCCGGTGCCGATCGTGTTCGGCCGCAGGCGGAACGAAACAGGCGGGGTGTTCATCTCACCGAAGGCCACTGAATGCCGGTTTGAGAACGACACGAGCAACGCGGTCACGGCCTATTACCACCTGGTCCTGAGCGAGGGCCAGATCGGCCAGCTTCAGGTGCGAGACATCTTTCAACGCCAGTGCAGGGTTGGATCCGCAGCGCAGACCTACGACCGCCGCGCCGGAAGCTGGGAGCCGGCCAACGTGATCCAGCTGCGGGAGGGATTCAATAAGCCGGAGGCGACCTACCACTGCGGCTCGGTCGGCCGTTACCGGGGGATCAGCACGCTCTCCTTTGAAGTCACGATCCCTGACGGGTTCGACGTGTGGAACCGCCAGGTGCATGTGTTCGTGCGGGAGGGCATGGATGTGAAACGCTGGCTCGACAACCAGGCCGCAGCGCCGAGCGATTCATTCGCTGATCTGGCGTATTGGCTGATGGATAAGTCTGCCCGCATCCCGCTGCCGCTGATCGACACCGATTCGATTACCGATGCCAGCCGGTTCCTCGACGCCAACGACATCACCACGAACTGCTGGATCAGGGAGTCGATCAACTACAGCGACCTGCTCAGCCGGTGGGGCCGCTACCACCTACTCAGGCCAGCGACGGTGAACGGGCGGCAGGGCCTAAAGCCGCTGCTGCCGGTGAACAGCGACGGCACGATCAAGATCACGGCGCTGACCGTGGAGTACTTGTTTGATGACGGACTGGTGATTCCCGGGTCCGTCGATATTCGCTACAGCGATTGGAGCAGCAGCCAGCCATTCGTGGCGCAGATAATCTGGCGGCAGGAGTTTGAGGACTGCCTGGGGATCATGCGCACCGCAGAGGTGCGGTACCAGGGCACAGCAGAGAACGGCCCCTACGAATCGCACGACCTCTCGGCGTTCTGCACCCGCGAAGATCATGCCGTGAAGGTGGGCGCCTACATCCTCTCCAAGCGTGTGCGCAGCACCCACACGATCCGATTCAAGGTGCGGCCACAGGCTCACAACACCCTGCTTCAGCAAGGCAGCATCGTGCGGGTCCGGCTGGCGCGGGATCCGTTCAACGGTGGCTCTGCATTCCATGACTACATCTACCAGGTGGAGCGGATCACCAAGACTTTGGCCGGCGACGTGGGCTACGAGTGCTCCCACATGCCGGTAGATTCCCAGCTGCGCAGCCTGATCGCCCTGGACGTGGTGAACGCGCAGGGCACGGGGTATCTCTACGACTGCAACACCACAGGCCTGGGCTGTGACCTGAACTCGCCAGAGGATGACGACGAGATCCCTGACGATGATTGGACGATTCCCGATCCTGATCCGGGCGGGGAGATTACGCCGATTGATCCTGATGTGCCGATTGGTGGCGGCGGCGGCAGCGGTGGTGGTGGTGGTGGCACCGGCGAGCCCGAGCCCAACCCGAACGACGGCCAAGACAGCATTCCCACAAAAACCATAGGGTGCCCGGCTCCTGGCCAAGGCATTTTCGACGCTCCACATGTTGGTGTATGCGAAAATCCGATTGTCACTGCGGTGATGGGGAACCTAGACGAAAATGGTGAAGTCCTGGAAACTCCGCAAGTGCGGATGGAGATGCCAGGTTTCAGTATCCCACAAGTTCCGCCAGACGAACTAGGATCCAATGTCTTTGGCGAAAACAATTGGAACTACAGGTATGTAGTTTTTGATTACGAGTGCCCAGGCGGGCAAACGTACACCACTGATCCATGCTTGCTGGTTGATTTTGATCCAGAGCCGCCGTTTGATCCAACTGATTATCTATTTTTCCGTTTCCAAGGATCTGGAGCCGCCAGTAGTTGGTATTCCACCTCAAACAATACAGGCGTTGGAGCGCTGGCTCCAGGCGTTGACGGTGGGCCGGCTATTATCAATTGGATGTCTGGCGGCACATTCACATCCGAAGGCGGCGTGGGTGGCGCAGCGATTACGGTGTATGCCGTTGATTTTCAAGGCAAAACAGTTGCGTTCTTTGCTTGGGCCGGCGGGATTAACGCTGGCAGCTCAATCAGTGTTAGCTGGACGTGGGAATTTTCCAATGACCAAAATAATATCGATGCCACTTGGGCAGGAGTGTAAATCAAAATGACCACCTTCCCCGCCCTAGTCCCCAGCTCCCGCGTCTTCACCCCTGGCGAGTATCCCGCCACGGCGTTCTCGGGGTACTCAGGCGCTCAGAATCGGGTCAGGCATAGCAATGTTTTTCTGTCGGCACAACTGCGGCTGACATTCCTGGGCCTAACACAGGCGCAGATGCTGGACATCTGGAACCACTACAACGGCCGGCGCGGCGAGTTCAGGTCGTTTGACCTGCCGGCTGAGATTGTCAGCTACGGCAGCATCACCGACTACGTGCCAGGCAACTACCTGTGGCGGTACGCAGGGCCAGGGTCCGTTGAGGATCTACCCTGTGGTGGTCACAATGTCAGCCTGACGCTGGAGACAGTGCCGCCAACTGCCGCCAGCGTGGTGGGCGCTGACCTGTTCCTGCGGCTGCGGCTGAGCGCTGGCGTTGCCAACGGTGGCGAATATGAGCCAGGCATTAGCGAGTCGCTGACTTTCTCGATACAGACAGGAGCTGCATTTGCTGCATTGAATGGAATTATCGAATCGCTGGCTCTAGACCTTGAGCCAGGGGCTGCGGCCGGAGACGTGGAGGTTGAAGGGGTGAGTCTGTTTGTGTTCATGTATTTGCTGGATGGCGCGGGCGCAAACGAAGGCCGCGATGGAATTGATGAAACCATAAACCTGTCGCTGGCGGCCGGCGCAGCTGATGGCGGAGCCCCCGCGGATCCCGACTTTGCCAACGTGTCGCTGTTGCTGCACATGGATGGCAGCGATGGCAGTACGACGTTTGCGGATAGCAGTAGCAATGGATTTACAGTAACTGCCTATGGCGGTGCCCAGCTTACAACCTCCGATAAGAAATACGGTACAGCTGCTGGCTCGTTTGACGGAGCAAATGGCACCTACGTTCAAACGATAGCCAATAGTGCTTTTGCATTTAGAACTGGCGACTTCACTATTGAAATGTGGCTTAAGCCAACTACTATTGGCGGCAATGATGGCGTGTTTACGTTTGGCACGACAGGGCCTGCTTTATCGCTTTTCGCAAATAACTGGTGGCTAACAGACACTGACAATTCTGGATCCAACATGGGGGCAGCTAGCGCGGGTAGCTGGCAGCACATCGCAATCACTAGAAGCGGTACATCCGTCAGGCTGTTTAGTGACGGCACGTTGCGAGGGACTCTTACATGGACCAAAGACTTCACGCACAACCAGATTGATATAGGTCGCTACGCTCTTTCGTTTGGCACAATCTATGTCTACGACGGGTTGATAGACGACCTCCGCATCACCAAAGGCATCGCCCGCTACACCGCCAACTTCACTCCGCCGACTGCGCCGTTCCCTGATTCCTGATCCCTAGCCTGACCCCAAACCCCAGACCACCATGGCCAGCCTGATCTACAACTCGCTCCACGAAGACCTGGCCCGGGGCAACATCGACCTGGACACCAACACCTTCAAGATGATGCTGGTGACCAGCACCTACACCCCGAACAAAGACACGCACGCCGACCGGGCCGACGTGACCAATGAGGTGGCGGCGACCGGCGGCTATACCGCAGGCGGCAAGACCGTGACCTGCACCGTTGCCCGCGACAACGCGAACGACCGCACCACGCTCACGTTTGCGGCCGAATCCTGGGCCAGTTCAACGATCACCGCTGCTGGCGCCGTGGTCTACAAGTCCACGGGCACCGCGGCCAATGATCTGCTGGTGTTCTACAACGACTTCGGCGGTGACGTGACCACCAGCAACACCACCTTCAGCGTCGGCAGCAGCGTCATCGCCCTGCAGAACTGATGGCCAGCTTCCCAGCGGTTCGCCCCTCTAAGCGCCGCTACGGGTTCGGCCTGTTCCCCGTCACCACCGAGAGCGGTTTCGGTGGCGGCTCGGTGCGGTTCCTGCATGGCGATACGCGCTACGGCGTGAACCTGGAGCTGGTCTACGAAACGATCGGCCAGGACCGGGCGCAGGAGATCCGCGATCACTACCGTGGCCAGAACGGTGGCGCCCGTTCGTTCCTGCTGCCAAACGCGATCTGGGCGGGCCAGAGCAACCCCGACAACATCGTGCCGCTCGGCACTGCCTGGGTCTATGCCGCTGAGCCTGCGGAGACCCACCGCAGCGGCCTGCTGTTCGATGTGACGGTGCGCCTGTTGCAGGTCATTTAAGGGGCAGATCTGCAGACTGAGGCAGCAACCGCAGCATCCGTGGGTCCAGAGTTCGTCGTTGCCGCCCTTGGCTTGTGCGGCGCAGGTGTCACAGCCCTCTGGAAGATCGCCAATGGGCTAGGCAGATTTGAGGCCCGGACCACCACCATCCTTGGGGGGATTCAGGAAATGCTCAAGGATCACGAAGAACGGCTGAGGGACGTGGAGCGCCGGGCGGAGGGCGGCCGATGAACCGCCCCACCGTCATCGCCAGCATCACCTCAGCCGCCACCATGTCGGTGCTGGCAGGGATGCTCTACATCGTGGACTGCCGCCGCGCTGGCGGCGACGTGGAGCGCTGCTGGCTCACTGGGCTGCCGTTTATGGGCCTGGGCGGCGCCAGCGCCGGGGCGTTCAAATTGGGCTACGACACCCTCAATCCGAAACTACGCAGCCGCCGCCCTGGCGACCCTGACGCATGACTGACCTTCACCCGACCGCTGATCTGCTGCTGGGCTTGCTGGCCTGGCTGGCCACCACCGCCCTGGTGGAGCTGGTGATCAAGCCGGCCATGTTCCGGCTGTATCACCGCGCTGATCACGCCACTGGCGACCGCCTGCCCGATCTGAAATGATCACTATCAAGGGCGATCAGTTCCTGATCAACGGCAAGGCCCGGCGGCTGGCCGGCAATCACACATGGGACGTGGTGCAGGAGATCAACGGGAACCGCACGCCGATCGACAAGCTGACCGGGAACTTTACCCGGTTGTGGACGGTGGAGACAAAGGCGTTCGTCAACTCCAGCCCGCCGTTCGCTGGCGCTGATCCCGGCCTGATCCGCGTGAAGGGCGGGCCGTGGCGCAAGGATCTGAGCCTCAATGGCCGGTTCTACCGGCGCATGGAGAAGGCCGTTGCAGAGGCCGACCGCCGGGACATGGTGACTGGTGTGACCCTGTTCGAGGGCTCGATTCCTGATCTATTCCCGAGGGCCTGGGAGTTCCACCCGTTCAGGGGGCATGGTCCGGCGACCCACCACGACGTCCACACGAAGGGCCCGTGGAACCAGCATCAGAAGGCGCACATCCGCCGGATGGTGCGCACCCTGGAGGGCTACGACAATGTGCTGTTCGAGGTTGGCAACGAGCTCACCAAGCCCAGCACCGGCTGGTTTCAGGGCTGGGTGGTGAAGCAGCTCCAGCGGCTCACCGATGCACCCGTGGGCGTCAGCTACGCCCGTGGTGTGCAGCCCTCCGGCGGCCAGCAATGGATGCGCCGCA